TGTTTATGCCCTGGTTTGCCCACGCTGCAAAGAGAAGATTTAGGCTACGCCTTGCAGTACGGAGATCGTAGCCCGTGCGCAACTCAGCACCACACCTTTCGAATGCTTCTTCAACGATCTCATTGAGGTCGAGATTAAACGTAGCGGTGCCGGATGTGGTCATGGCTTACCTAAATTTAGCGGTCTTTGCAGCGACCTTGGGAGGCTGTTTGACAAACTGTTTGCCTGCGGCTTTTCCTGCGCGTTTGGCCTTAGTTGTGGCAGCGTATTCTGAAGGTGTAAGAGACTCGATAGCTGCCTTGGGGAGGTAGCGTTCGCCGGTCTTGCTAGAAGGTTTGCCACTTTTGGTCGTCCACTTCTGCGCGGTCCAGTCCTTCAGACTCTGCTGCGGGGCCTTCATTCCCTTGCCATTTCTTTCTCAAACAACTCATCGTCAATTTGTTCGTCGGTCATGTACGCTTCAACGCCGCAATCACACGGTCCGTGGTCATGTACAAAACAAGTCGGACTATGCTGTTTGGTTTGCTCAGTCACGATACCCACCACCCTTGGCCTTGTACTGCTTGGCAAGAAGCTGTGCCTTGCGGGCGCTCCACTGGCCTGCAGCGGTGCCTTGGGTAGCCTGCCCCTTGATGGACTCAAAAAGGCTCTTCCGCATCCCAGGCTTGGTGTAGTTGCCCGCCTCGTTTACCCGTCCGCCCTCGGCGTACTCAGTAAAGTCCGTGTTGTCACGGCGCTTCTTCACCACACCCTTGCGGATGGCTCCCATGCCACGCGATGCCATCATCGCATCATGCCTTTGGTATGGCCCTGGGAAACGCAACCGTCACCGCGAGTCACAGAGCCGCCGCTGGCGTAGCCCTTGACCTTGCCGCCTTTGGCTTTGCCTTCTCCATATGGATCGGGCATAGCGCGGTCATATGCCTCGCCCATTTTTTTCCGCGCCTTTTCGTCTTGCGCTTCTAGCCATGCCTTTCGCATAGTAGGAGACATGGTGGCATCAGCATTAAACGGACGCCTACGTGGCACTTCTGCGCGTTCCACCTCTCGGGCAAGCTCGGACATTTCCTCTTCAGAGCGTGGAGTGCGTGGCGAAACCTTTGATCGCACAAAGTCATAAACCTCAGATGGACCTGCCATCATGTTTGGGCCTTTTAACGCCCCAGACATAGCTTTGTTTCTTGTGGTTGCAGGAGCCATGCGAGACTGCTCCATTTGATTCGCTTTTTTGCGCGATTCGGTTGCCATTGCAAACTCCTCAGCAGGCTTTGCCGCCCATTGCCATCTTAACCTTCGTACCCTTGGTCTTGCCCTTGGTGGCGCAGCCATCGATGGATCCGCCCTTGTTGTAGGCCATGCCGCCGCCCATCATCTTCTTGGCAGGCATCTTTTCCTTCTTGCCCTTCATCATGAAGGCGGGGAGGGGTTTCTTCATTTCGGACTCCTTATGTGCTTTGGGACCAACAAACTTCTTCGCTACGCTGGGCGAGACATCTGTCTTGCCTGCAAGTGAAGCATACATAAACCTGCGCTGTTTTTCCGATTCAACCGGCATTACTTTCTCCCGGTCCACGATTTAATCGTGTCGGTTTCCCAGATGCGAATCCCGGTCCACACAATCGTAAAGATTGCTGCAACAGCAGGTAAAAATTCCACAAGCGTGCCAACCACTGTAACGACTGATAGGGCGTCAACAGCATGTTTTGTGCTTTCAGAAACTTCGTGTTTCATGTTAACAGTTCCACGCCCTAAGTGATTTATTGATACGAGAGTTCGGATCTTTGGCCGTCTTCTCGCTGGTGAGTTTGTTCTTCATGCCCTTCATACGGGCACAGAATGAATCGCGGCGCGGGCCACCTTCAGGCTGCGGAGCTTTGAGCCCAGGCTTGCCGGGGTTAGCCTTGTTGTAGGAGGCTCGGCCTTTGGCGTTGAGGCCGCCAGCCTCGGCTTTGCCTTCTTTGCGGGTCCAAGCAGGCGACTTAGCCATCATCAGTCCTTCAGAGCCAGGAACTGGGGGAGGGTCAGGCAGTCATTGGTGCCCGAGGTTAGCGTGCGGCTCACATAGGTCCACACAGCTTGCGCAAGCGTATCGTAGTCTACTCCGCCAGATGCTGCAAGGTTCAACTTGTTGCCCATCGTCCCTGCCTCGTTAAAGTCTGCGGCAATCGTTTCCCATACCGCCGCCGCTAAATTTTGCGGACTGAGTTCGGTGAACGGTGTGATGTCGCCGCTCAAATTTCCCGTGGCCCTGATCGTGGCGCTGTTTGAGAACTGGACCAGCGCGGCGCCCACGGCGTCGACGATGGCCCCGAGCGTGGCGTTGTTAACCGTGAACGAGAAGGACGTGCTGCCAGATGCGGACAGGGCACCAGCCAAGTTGGCCGCAAGGTTGAACGTGATCGACGTGGAGCCGACCGCCGAGACGATCAGTTGCCCGTCTGCCGGGTTGACAGTAATCGTGACCGTCGTAGAGCCGTTAATATTGACGCCCGCCGCGAGGTTCAGCGTACCCGGCGTGACCGTCACCACCAGATTGGTGAACGACGACATCGCCCCCGGCTTGTACGGCAGCACCCACGACGATGGCGCCAAGTGCCCGGAGGGGACGCCTGCCAGCTTGGACGGAATGCCCTGGCCTACGGACTGGTTCATCCGGTCACCACGCCTCCACATGGAACGGAAAGTTCCAGGCGAGCCGCCGATCAGGCGCAGGGGTAGCTGCGCCAGGAGCGTGGTGTTTGTCTTGAGAGCCATGCCCGATCAGCCCCAGCCGACCTCGACCGCGCCGTAGAAGTTGGTGGCCGCCGCCGTAGCCGCGCCCGCGAAGTAGAGCCACGTGAGGCAGGCACCATCCATGACGCGGGGTAGGCTCGGCAGTTGGTTCAGTAGATCCCGCTCGGCAGCGACGGACACGGTAGTCAGTGGCAGCGTCAGCAGCGGGCGGGCAAGGCACAGCGCACCGGTGCCGGTGTTGGCAGCAGAGAACGTAACCGTCGCCACGGTAGACACGCCCGTGTCGCCCGATGCCAGGGGTAGGAAGGGGCCGTAGTTGTTGGCCGCCGTGCCGCTGTGGCTGATGTGGGTCACGATGCCGGAAGCCGTCATGGCGACCGTGACCGGAAGCGTTCTGCCCGAAGTCGGCACCGTGTTGCTGTAGCTCAGTGCGATGTTCTGCGCCGTGGCGCCCGCTGCAGCGGTTTGCACCCAGAACAACCTGCACCCGGCCCCGTTGGTGTAGCGCAGAGTGGGCGTGCCCGTAAGGGTTTGTGCCGTGGCGCTGTTGTTGCTGATGCCGGGCCAGTAGCCCTGCAAGTCCACCAGCATCAACTGCGCCGGGACACCCGTGGCAACGGAGGTGAGCGCCGCGACGTTCAGAACGTGCTTGGTGTCAGGCGAGACATTCCCGCCGTGCGGCAGGCCGAAGATCTGCGTGCCGTTGCCGGTGGTTTCGTCGCAGGTTCTCCACGCCAGTGCAGTGCCCGCAAAGGCGTTGGCGACAGGCGTGCCGTTCAAGCCGCTGAAGTCATACCACCGGCCTGCGGTGTAAGTAGTGCCGCCCGTGATCTTGTTCCAGTCGGTGCGGTTGAACTTGCCGCTTGTGATCTCGTTGACGAGATCGTCCATTGAACTGAATGGCATGGTGATTCCTTACGGTGTCCAGATGAATTGCGCCTGACCCACCATCGGCAACAAGCCGCTTGTCTGGGTGGATATGTTGTAGATGTAGTTGAGAAACGCGCCGTCGTAGATTCTGGGCAACGCTGCCTGCTCACGAAGGAAGTTTTTTTCAACGGTTGACGACAACTCGTTGGCGGACATCGTGAACAGCGGCTTGACCAACACCATCACGCCGAACCCGCCCACGCCTGCCGCAAGCTGAACAGACTCAACAGACCGCACGCCCCGGTCACCATCGGCCAGCGGGAAGAACGGCCCTGCAGAGCCCCCGGAGGTGCTGATCATGTTGGGTCCAATGACAGCAATGCCGCCCGAGGCTCTGTACGCTGTCGTAATGGTCTTGGCAACGCCGTCTTGGTTGGTGTAGTTGATGGCGATGTTCGTGGCAGTGCTTGTTCCAGGCGTTTGCATCATCATCAGCATCCGCACACCCTCGCCGTCTGTGTATCGCGGCAAGGTCACATCGTTGGTCAAGTCTTGCTGGTCGGTGTTGTCCAGGTCGATGTACGGGTAAAACATCAAATAGTCGAGAAAGTAGACCGAAGGCAGAAAGCCCGTGGTGCCGCCATGCGTCAACGACATACTGAGCAGATACCGCTCCGTGCTGATGCCGGGGCCGACATAGATGCTGTTGTTGCGGGAGCCGATGAGTTGCGTGGCCTCAAGCGCGGTGCCAACGTATGCGTTGTAAGACGGGATGCCGCTGCCGACGCTGAAATCACCAAACGGGTTGGTCCCGAAACTACCGTAAACCGATGTGCGGATGAAATGCTGGATGTGATGCCGCCCCTGCTCGACGGCATTAGCCACCTCGGCAACGGACCTAAACGGCATCAGGGTTCTCCAGCGGGGCCCACTCCACTTCGTCGGGTGACCACTCCACGCCCCCGTCAGGATGCTCCGAGCAGGCCGACAACTCGGTGTCGGTCAGCGTCAACAGCTCACGGCAGTGGGCGCAGCGGTACACCACATCAGTCCACCGTGGCGGTCATGGCACCAGCAGCAAACTGCGGCTGAATGCCGTTGCTGATGGACAGGCTGGCGTTGAGCGCACCCTTGAGCAGCAAATTTCCAGCACCAGTAGAGTCCGTGCCAATGCCGAAGTGCGTGGCCGTGGCGGTGCCCGCCGTACATTGACCGAACTGCACCAGCGCGGTGTTGGCGATGGTGGAGGTTGTCCGCGTCCAGCCGCCTGCCGTGCGGTTCACGGCCACGCGGGCGTAGCCGGTGTAGCTGATCTCGTTGGTGCTCTGGTTGCCCGCCTCTCCAGGGTCTGCGCTGTGCAGCGAGATGTAAAACGAACCCGCCGTGGCTGAGTTCTGCAGGCCAGCAGCGTCCCCGATGTTCGCCCAATCGACGTTCAGGAACAGAAGGTCGAGAAGTGCCGCTTCGGCGGCGTTGGTCATGGACATAAGCTACTCCTACACATTACTCAGTTCTTGGAACGGCGAATATGTCAGCGTCAACCTGTTCGCCCATGCGGATGTATACGTTGTG